CTAACTGACCTGGTCTTTTTTTGTGCCCGCAGGACGGCTACCGGACGCTTTCGCCATCGCCCCATCCAGCGCATCCGCCACCTCCACATGCGCACGCCCACGACCGAAATACACATCCTGAGTCATCGACACCTGCGCATGCCCGAGCTGATCGGCCGCCACCCGAGCCGTCAAACCCTCCTCGTCGAGGATCGTCGCGACCGTCTTCCGGAACGTGTGAGACGTCACCCACTCCAAGCTCAGAGCCGACCTCACCTGCCGCCACTGCCGCGCCACCGTGTCCGGATCACGCAACGTCCCCGTCGACGACTCGAACAGCATCCGCCCCCGAGCCGGCCGATCGACGAGCATGTCGACAGCGAACTGGGGGAGCGCCATCTCACGCTCACCGGACTCGGACTTCGGGAACTCCTCCCACACCAGACCGCGGCCCACGATCCTGATGACCTTCCCCGCGACTCGGACGCGACGCCCCGCGACATCGATGTCCTCGTTCCAGCGCAGCCCCATCAGCTCACCGATGCGCACACCCGTCGCCGCGAACATGGTGATGACGTCCGCGAGGTCCGCGTGCTCGCAGAATTCGGCGACGGTGGGGACCCGCTGATGCGTCGTCGTCTTCAGGCCCTTCCTGATCTGGTACGGCGACAGGATCACCGGGCATGGCACCGTCGACGACCGAACATCCCGGAGGACGTCGGCGAGGACGGCCGGGTCCATCGACTTCGGTCGACGCTTGCGCTTACCGATCAGGTCGCCGACCTCACGGACCGGGTTCACCTCGATCGCCCCGAAGCGAACCGCGATCCGGAACATCCCCGTCAGAATCGTCCGCGCCTTCTTACCCGTCGCCACACCCGAGCGCTGCGCGACCTCCTGGATGAACTTGTCGATGCGCTGCGTCGACGCTTCCCGGATCGACAGGTTGCCGAGACCAGCGATGATCCGCTCACCCATCGGGTCATAGGATTCGAACGTCAATGCGGCTCGGTTCTTCGCGACCAAGTCTTTCCGGTAGTGCACCCACAGTTCGGCGACTTTCGACGACGCTTTGATGTCGCCGTCGGCGTGCTTCGTACGCTCGGTCAGTGCTTCGGTGAGTGCGCGTTCCGCCGCTGCGCCCGTCTTGTCTTTCACGCCTTCCGGTGTGTACCGCAGCATCCGTCGGGTCACCCCGTCCGCGTCACGGACGCGGCACAACGCCTGCCAGCGCCCGTCCGGCAGCTGTGTGCGTTTGATCTTCCCGTGCGCACCCACGGGCAACGATGGGCGAGGCATGACTACCTGCCGCGCGTGAGCTGCACTACACAGTTGTCGACAGCTGCGACTGATTCGTCTCCGGGGGAAATTCCGATCGAGGAACTGGCTTTCGGCCAGATAGACCCGTTCCGGGCTCCTCCAGTCGAGGCATAAACAGCACCACCGTCGATGATCCACACGTCGGATCGGTTGGCAAACGAACCATCCGCGTCGAGTGTGGTGGCGCCGAAATAGGTGTAGGGCCCGGTGTCGATCACAGTCCCGTTTGTGAGAGATTGAGTACCGTCCGATAGGCCAGCGGAGACCATGGCAACAATGGCCTCGTTGGCCGGTGCGCAGCGCGGGTCCGCAGGGGTTCCAACTGAAGGGGCAGCGGGCGCGGGAGCGGGGGAAGCGGAGGTTGCAGTAATCCTTGGCGGGACATAGGTCGGACGCGGCTGAGGCTGCGTCGTGGTTGTTTCTGCTGGGGCAGCCGACGACGTCTCCGCCTCAGTGGTGGTGGTGTCGGCGGCCCGCGTGTCCGGCTCGTTTGTCCGTGCTTCGTTCCACGCGCTGTAGCCCACGAACGACGCGACCACTACTGCGGCGACACCTCCCCATATCAAGTTCCGTCGCTTCTGTTCCGGCGTCGACGGCGTCTTAACCGGGGCCGGTGGCGGTTTGGGCGCCTCCGGGACTGGCTGCACGGCCGACGTCCACTGTTGGCCGTCCCACCAACGAAGCTGGCCCGATCCTTCCGGGTCTGGATGCCAACCTGGCTGTGTCATGCGATACCCCTCTGTTGTGCACGCCCCTGTCGGCGTGAATCCCTGATGCGACGTAGCCGCTTCACCAGCACCGGATCGGCGGCCAATGCTTCCCGGTCGTCGAGCAGTCGAGTCAACACTTGGTAGTAGCGGATCGCGGATATGCCGAGCTCGTCGACGATCGCAGCTTCTTTCGCTCCTGCCGCGCGCCACCACTTCCGTTCGAACGCCAGCACAGCCTGTTCGGTGTCGGTCATGCGCGGCGCTCCAGCTCGGCGTCGATGTAGGCGCGTTCGGCGTCGGTCAGATGCTTCACCCGCAGCGCCAACGATTCGAACCGCACCCACAGGTCCTCGGCCATTTCGCCGTCGACGCGGCACCGATTCCACACCAGCGCGTCGACGAGGTCGTCCAAGTCGATGAGCTTCTCCGCGGTGAGCTTCTCCACGAGCCGTTCTTCGATCTGGCTGTAGTAGGGGTGCTCGGAGGGCATCCCGCGTTCGACATGCTGAAGCTCGTGAGTGAGCGTGTCCCGGCGCTCCCGCTGCGACGCGGTCTGCTCGATTTCGATACCCCGATCGGTGACCCGCCCCAGCAGACCGAGATGCGACAGGTCGACATAGTGGACGTCGACGTGCGGATGGGAGTCCCTGAGGTGCCGCCACGGATGCCAACGAGTCATGCCCGGAACAGTAACGACCGGTACCGACAGAATCCTTTGCGCCACTGCGAGTTACAGACATGTCATTCCCGCTGTTCACGGTACTTATGCAGGCTGAACACAGGCGCCTTGGCCTTCTCGTCGTCCTCGCGTTTGGCGATCAGCTGGGCGATGACAGCGAGCACGAGACCGCGTTCCGCTGGTGTCAGAGTGTGCGCTTCGTCCGGGAGGATGAACGGATCATCGGTCATCGTCGTCCGGGTCCTGCGACACATCCTCCGGTGCCTTCGTCAACCGCCTGCGACGGAGCTCGTCGGTCTCACCCTTCAACGCGGCCTTGGTCTCCACGTCGCTCGGTTTCGGAGCACCGATCGGAGTCACGGTGGCAGTGCCCTCACCGGACGCTTCGATGCTGGGGTCGAGCATGGCGTCGATGACGGAGAGGACGGCGTCGCGTTGCCGGCGCGATAGGTAGTGGGCTTTGTCGGGGAGCCGGAACGGTTCGCGGACCGGTTCACCGCGGAGTTCTAGGGCTCGTCGTGTCGAGATACCGAGGGCGTCGGCGACGAGGTCTGCTGTCCCGTCGGCGACCTTGCCGCCGCGGATGAAGCGGGAGACGCGGTCGACGGAGATGTCGGCGGCTGCTGCAATGGTGCGGAGGGAGCGTCCGTCGAACACGTCGATCCACTGGGTGGGGATTGCTGGGTTTGTGGCCATGTCTACGGACGTTCCCCTACTTCGCGGATGTTCGAACACATCGAGTGTAGACAAGCCGTCTACGAAACACATCGTTGTAATTCGATGACCGCCATTAATGCAGGGGTTCTTCGTAGACAAAGTGTAGACAGCAGCGTCTACGTGTCGTATCGTCTTGTGCGACACACGACGAGCGTCTACAGTTCAAGAGGAAGGACAAACACCCCACATGACCGAGGAATGGAGATTCGATGTGATCGTCAATCCGGGTCTGCTCATCGCGCACATGGACTTCGCGGGACACACCTGCAGGACCCTCGCCGCGAAGGTCGGATGCTCGCACTCGACCATCGGCCACTACCGCACCGGTACTCGCAAGAACTGCACTCCGGCCCGCGCCAAGGCCATCGCGAAAGCGCTGAACGCACCCCTGAAGCCTCTTTTTTTGCCGACAGTGTCGCGTGTCGCACGCGTCACCGCGCCAGCGGCCTAGAAACGAGAATGCCCGCCCCGCTGCAACGGGACGGGCGACGCATCCACCCATCGGAAGGAAAAGCAGATGCCCAACAACAATAGCGTGCTCGTCGCTCTGATCGACGAACTCGCCGCCGTCACCGAGCATTACTCGATCCACGGCCGCGGAGACCGAGCGCAGGTGGTCGCCTGGGTCACCCCGGCGCACACCGGCCCCAGCCTTGTCCTCGACCCGGGCGCCACGAACCCGAACATCGAAGCGACCGGCCCGCTCACCGACGCGATCGAGCAGGTCCTCGAAAAGATCGCTCTCGCTGCACCGCAAGCGATCCCGGCATGACCGACGCCGTCGCCTACATCGGCACCTTCAACATCGGCCACCTCTGGACCATCGCCGTCGCCGCGTTCTTCCTCTACATCCTCTTCCCCCGCAAGGAGCAGAAATGACCACCACCGAAACACCCACCGACCGGACCGACCTCGCCGACCTCCGGCACTGGGTCGACGTCCTCGTCCACGTCAAAGCGAAGAAAGCCGAACTCGCCGAACTGGAGAAGAACGCGAAAGCGGAAATCCAGAACGCGATGGGGGACAGGACCGTCGGCACCCTCGACGGCCACGCAGTCGTCAAATGGTCCACGACGAAGCGGACAGCACTGTCGCAGACGCTGCTGAAGAAGCTGCACCCCGAGGCTGCCGCCGAGTGCATGGAGACGACCGAGGTCCGCCGATTCGAGGTCCTCGACTCATGAACGCCACCGACGTTGCAACGCTACTTCCGGCCCGCCGCCCGAAGGTCAAGTTCGAAAAGGGTTGGTGGACGGTGTGGTACGGGTCGATCCGCATCCGCCGCTACGACACCAGCGCCGAAGCGCACCGCTTCGCAACCATCCTCGCCACAAACCGCAACACCCAACAGAGGAGAAAAACAGCATGACCGCAACCGACGACGACCGGACGATCAAACCGTTCGCGAAGTTCCTCCGAGAACTCCAGAAGGGCCGCGTCCACGAGGAACTGTCCACCCAACTCCACGACCTCGTGGCAGCCGTGCAGGACACCGGCAAAGCCGGAACCCTCACGCTGACACTGAAAGTCGAGAAGCAGAAGAACACCGACATGCTCCTCATCGGTGACGACGTAAAGACGAAAATCCCGAAGCTCGACCGGGCGTCGTCCCTGTGGTTCGTCGACGGCGACGGCAACGTCTCCCGCGACAACCCCGACCAGCTCAAGTTCGACGGCATCAACGTCGTCCCCGACCACGCAAAGGAAGCCTGACCCATGACACGCAACCGCACCGAAACCCTCGTTCCGAACAACGACGTCGAGACCATCGCCGACCTCGCCGCCGACGCCTACGAACGCTCCGAGTCGCTCACCCCCGTCGCAGGCGAAATCCGTTCGTTCATCATCAGCCGCGACGAGCAGCGCGTCACCGACTCCTTCGAGCGATACCTCGACCAACCCAGCCGACCCCGAGGCGGAACCACCGTCCGTGACGTCGACTCCTTCGCCACCCTCATCCTCCGCGGCGCCGACGTCGACGACACCATCCTGTTCGCCGACGAACGCGCCAACACCGTCACCGCCATCCTCAATTACTACGGCTGGGGCGACCACCGCATCACCCTGCACCTCACCACCAGCCCCGAATGGGAACACTGGAAGAAGCTCAACAACCAACTCGTCACCCAGGTCGCATTCGCAGAGCACATCGAAGACGGCCTTACCGCGATCGTGTCCCCACCAGCCGCCGACCTGATGGAACTGGCACAGACATTCCAGGCGCACCGAGAGGTCCAGTTCGAGAGTGGGCAGCGCCTCTCCTCCGGAGACGTCAAATTCCGGTACCACGAGGAAACGAAAGCCGGTGCAGGACAGAAGGGTGAACTGGAGGTCCCCGAGAAGTTCGATCTGCGACTTCCCGTGTACCGCGGTGGAGCACCTTTCCCGATCACTGCACGCCTGCGCTACCGCATCAGCCAGAACGGTCTCGGTCTGGGCTACAAGCTCGACCGTCCCGACGAGCTTCTCGACGCCGCGTTCAGCGAAGTCACCGACCAGTTGAAGAACGAGCTCGCTGGCTACGCGATCGTGGCTGGTTCGGCACCGAACCCGGTAGCTGAAATCTGATGACGGCGACGGCAGCGGACTTCCTCGACCTCCAAGGAATCCCCGACATAGAACTCCTCGACGACCTCAAAACCATGATCGTCGACGCGTCGAACAACATCGAGCGGCACCTGCAAGTCGAGCTCGGACCGTCCGACGTCGGACACCCCTGCGCCCGCAAACTCGCACTCGGACTGATGAGAGAACCACGCACCAACCCCGAGGGAGACCCGCTGCCGTCCATCGTCGGAACCGCCGCACACACCTGGATGGAAGCAGCGGCCCGACGCACCGACCGATTCCTCCCCGAACGCAGAGTGACCATCCGAGAAGGACTCTCAGGCACATGCGACATCTACGACCTCGACACCGACACCGTCATTGACTGGAAATTCCCTGGCGTCACCCGCATGAAGACCTACAAGAAACACGGCCCCTCCGCGGTGTACCGAGCACAAGCACACCTCTACGGACAGGGCTACATCAACGACGGCTACCCAGTGAAAAATGTCGCGATCTGCTTCCTCCCCAGAGGCGGCCAACTCGCCGGCGCGCACCTCTGGCGTGAACCGTACAACCAGGCCCTCGTCGATGAGACGTTGGCGCGGATCGACAACACCACACTCCTGCTCACTGACCTCGACGTCGAACAGCACCCCGAGCGCTACCAGCTCATCCCGGCGACACCAGACGACTGCGAGTACTGCCCGTTCTGGTCACCGAACCCGACTTCCCCCACTCAATGCAGCGGGGGATAGGCCAACCGGCCGCCATCACCACCCACCCCAGCAACACCCGAACACAGGAGCACAACAAGCCATGAGCACAGCAATGGACGCCACCAACTTCCTCCTCGGCAACGGCATCGCATCCGCCAAATTCGAAGCCATCGGCACCACCGTCGGCGGCGTCATCACCGAAGAACCGGAAATGCGGCAGCAGACCAACTTCGACACCGACCTCCCCGACTTCTGGCCGGACGGCAAGCCGAAGATGCAGCTCGTCGTCACCGTCCAAACCGACCTGCGCGACCCGCAGGACCCGGAGGACGACGGACAGCGCCGCTTTTACGTCCGCGCCAACCTCCAGAAGGCCGTCGCAGCAGCAGTACGCAAAGCCAAGGCGACGGCGTTGGAGGTCGGAGGCACCCTGCAGGTGACCTACTCGGCGGACGGACCGAAGTCGAACCCGAAGTTCAACGCCCCGAAGATCTACACCGCGGTGTACACGCCACCGGCCGCGAACTTCCTCGCCGACACCCCCACCGAAGACACCCCAGCCGCGTCGACACCCGCCACGACGACGGCACCGGCAGCGGGGGATGACACCCCACCCCCCGGTTTCCCGGCCGACGCCTGGGCCAGCCTCACCCCCGAAGCGAAAGCCGCGATGAAAAACCTCCAGAACAAGTAGCGGGCCGCTCGTCTCACCCACCCGAACTGGCCACCCGGGTGGGTGGGGCAAACAGCCCGACACACACCCGCTGGAGACCTCATGTACCGCAGCCCATACAACGACGACCGACCCACCCGCGAAGAAGCCGAACGTGACCTCCACGAAGACACCCACTACCGACGCACCCCACCCCCCACCTACCCGCCAGGAAGCGACCCCTGGGCGCTACCTGACACCCCCGCCCGCACCCACTACGACGACGAGGTCCCCTTCTGATGCCTGCCACCAACCCCCGCCTCATCGACATCCACGAACTCTCCGAGATGCTGCGTGTCGCCGAAGCCACCATCAAGAACAATCGGCACACCCACCCCCTGTACAAGAAGGCGATCAAACTCGGCGCCGCGAACTCACCCCTGAAATGGCGCATCACCGACGTCGACGCCTACCTCGCCGAACTCGCAGGGGAAGCAGCCAGCGCATGAGGAACTGGGGGAGACGAGACTCTGAACGACTCGACCGCGCCATCATCAAGCACTACCCCAACCGCTCACCCCTGCAACGCGACCCACACCTCGCCGCGCTCCTCGCCGAAGACAACGCCTTCGACGACACCCGCGTCGGACGCTGTGCAGACTGCCAGCGGCTCATCTGGCGCAGCGACAAACCGAAACCCGTCGGCATCCTGCACCACTTCGCCCGCGGCCTCTGCTGCGCCTGCTACAAGCACCACACCAGGGGCACGAAACGACGCGCACCCCGAGTCGAACAGCAGGCAACGGCATGACCGATCCACTAATTCTCGATCCCGCATCTGGCAGCCGCATGTTCTACTTCGACAAGGCCGATCCGCGAGTCACGTTCGGCGACATCCGAACCGAACAGCACACACTCTGCGACGGCCGCCTACTCACGGTTGCCCCGGACGTCGAGATGGACTTCCGCTCCTTACCGTTCCCCGACGCGTCATTCCGAGTGGTGGTGTTCGACCCTCCACACCTCGCTCGTGCTGGCGCGGACTCGTACATGGCCAAGAAGTACGGCGTGCTGAACCGGGACACCTGGCGTGACGACCTACGGCAGGGGTTCGCCGAGTGCTTTCGAGTGCTCGCTGAGCACGGCGTGCTGATCTTCAAATGGAACGAGACGCACATTCCAGTCGGTCAAATCCTGGCGCTCACACCACACGTTCCGCTGGTCGGCAACCGCAGCGGCAAACGATCCGGCACGCACTGGGTCACGTTTCTGAAAGAGGCCTCTGCGTGAACCCCGAAACCACCACACCCAACCCCGACCTCTACGCCACCCACGCCCCCCAATACTGGAACGCAGGCTGGCGATCCATCCTCCCCATGCGACCCGCCACCAAATGGCCACCACCCACCGGATACACCGGCTACGACGGCACCACACCCTCCTACCCAGACATCCAAACCTGGACAGAAACACGCCCCGACGCCAACATCGCCCTCCGACTCCCACCCACCCTCATCGGAATCGACGTCGACGCCTATGGCACCAAAACCGGCGGCGCCACCCTCCGCTACGCCGAAACGCTCTGGGGCAAACTCCCACCCACCACCCGATCCACCAGCCGCGACGACAACATCTCCGGAATCCGCCTCTACCAAGTCCCCGAAAACACCCACCTCGCAACCGTCCTCGGCTTCCCCGACCTCCACATCGGGCACATCGAAATCATCCAGTACTTCCACCGCTACGCCGTCGCCTACCCATCCATCCACCCCGAAGGCGGCACCTACCACTGGCTCGACGAACAGGGCTTTCACACCGACATCCCCGCAGTCGACGACCTGCCACCACTCCCAGACCGCTGGCTCACCGAACTCACCGCAGCAGCCAACCCCACCACTCTCGACGACGTCGACGTCCACGCCGCCCTCGCCAACCTCCCCGCAGGCGACATGGACACCGCAGTCGCCACACGACTCGCCGACGCGGTGAAGCAACTCGAAACGGGAACGACCGCAACGTCACGGCATGATCTGACGCTCAGCCACGTCATGGCCTTCCTCCGCTACGCCGAACAACACCACCCCGGCATCCAAACCGCCCTCACCACCCTCGGCAGCGCATTCGTCACAGCAGTCACCCAAGACGGCTCACGCACACCCGACGACGCCCGCAACGAATACCACCGCATGGTCACCGGCCACCGCGCCCACGCCCTCATCGCAGCCACACCCACCATCAGCCTCGAACAACTCGCAGGCCTCCAACCGAAAGCCCGAGACCGCGAACCCGCAGACGACCCAGAAAGCGAACGCAACCCTGTCGGCGACCCCAAAGTCGACCCCAAAGACGAGGAGCTCCCACCCGACGCCATCTGGCAGCAACGCGACAGCCTCGAACACATCCAACAATTCGCCTACGCCCGCATGTGCAGCCCCTGGGCAGTCCTCGGTGTCTGCCTCGCCCGCGCACTCACAACCGTCCCACCCTGGATCACCCTCCCACCCATCATCGGCGGCCGCGGCTCCCTCAACTACTTCGTCGCCCTCGTCGGACCATCCGGCACCGGCAAAGGAGCAGCCGAAGCCGTGGGAACTGAAATCATCAACGCAGACATCCATGCCTCACCAGCAGGCTCCGGAGAAGGCCTCGCACACCAATACGTCCACATCGAAAAGAAAGAACTCATCCGCGACCGCAACGCCGTCCTCTTCTCCATCCCCGAAATCGACACCCTCATGTCCGTCGGCAACCGCACCGGCTCCACCATCCTCTCCAAACTCCGCTCAGCGTTCTCCGGCGAAGAAATCGGCTTCTCCTACGCCGACCCCACCAAACGACTCCTCGTCGGCGCACACAACTACCGCCTCACCCTCATCATGGGCGTCCAACCCGAAAAAGCCGGACCACTCCTCGGCGACTCAGGTGGAGGCACACCCCAACGTTTCCTCTGGCTCCCATCCACCGACCCCGGAATTTCAACAATGCGCCCCACCGCACCCGGCCCACTCACCATTCCCGAAACCAAGAATTGGGTAGGCAGACCGAAAACACTCACCATTCCCGAAACAGTAGAAACCACATTGCTGAACGAACACGTCAAACGATCCAGAGGAGAGGGCGACGCCCTCGATGGACACGCACTATTCGTCCGCGAAAAAACCGCAATGGCATTAGCACTACTCGACAACAGAATGGACATGAACGACGACGACTGGGAACTCTCCGGGCTCGTCATGGCGAAGTCAGCGGAGACGAGAGCGCTCATCGACCGGGCGCTCACCGAAGTGCACGCAAGACAGGACACCGAGACCGGACAATCAGCCGGCCGCGTACGCCTCGCACTCGATGACACCGTCACAGAAACCAGAATCCGCAACGTCGGGCAACGCATCATCGCGAACCTCGACAAGCACGGACCCGAAACGATCGGAGCGTCCTCGCACCGCATCTGGTCGAAGCACCGCGACTACTACGACGACGCACTCAAGGCACAGATCATCGCCGGAAACGTCGTCGTCGAAGACGGTGTTCTGAAGCTGTCGGGAGCCGTGTCGTAATGGGGAGGATTTGGGGAGGCCTCCCCATCGCTCCGGGAGAAACACGAAAAATCGGAGTGGTTGCAAAAGCAAGCAGAGCTGTGACCAGCATGTCTACACAAAAAGTGTCTTTCGTGCATACGTGTACCCGGTTTTCTTCACGCAACGACCTCCCCACCTCCCCATCCTCCCCATCGTCGGGAGCCCCGTCGTGAAGCGACCCGAACGCGACACCACGACACCCAGACGCATCCGACCCCACGACTTCTACAGCCCACCCAAACCCGCCACCTGCCGCCACTGCCAAGCCGCCATCTGGACAGCCCTCTACGACGACCGAACCATCCACCTCGACCCACCACCCCTCAACCAACTCGGCGAACTCACCGCCCTCATCACCGGCCACACCACCTACACCAAACTCGCCGACCGACTCACCCGCCGCACAGCCCGCGCCATCACCAACCGCCCAACCCTCAAACTCGGCACCATCCACACCACCCACCACTGCGGACACCCACCACACCCCACCCACCAAATCCCCAACGAAGAAACCACCAACCTCGGCGGCCTATTCGAACCCCCCTGCCCATACTGAAAAGGAATTTCCTCCAATGCCACGTAATCGCGCATCAGCAAAAAAAGCCGGAACACAATTCGAACGACAAATAGCCGACGCTTTAGCCCTCCACATCGACGACCGAATCGACCGCCGCGTCAAAACAGGAACCAAAGACAAAGGCGACATCGCAGGACTCAGAATGCGAGGCCACCGCATCGTCATCGAATGCAAGAACTGCGCCACCCAATCCCTCCCCGCCTGGACCCGCGAAGCACACCTCGAAGCACACAACGACGACGCCCTCGCAGGCCTCGTCATCCACAAACGCCACCGCAACAACAACCCACTCGACCAATGGGTCACCATGACCGTCGCCGACCTCATCGCACTCATCACCGAAATCCCACCCCCACTCAACGACTAGGCCGTGTGGACCCGCGCCTGCGTGTGTGTGGGGTGTCGTGTTGTCTTGTCGGACGCGCGTTGGTTCGTCTACTGTTGGTGGGGTCGGCTGCAACCGGCCCCACCACGTGAATCGGAAGGACAGTTCATGAGCGAGACCGAGTACAAGTTCGATGCCCCGGTCGGAACGGTGTTCGGCGGTGAGGGCATCGACGAGGATTACGTGCGGTTCGCTCTCGACGCGCTACCGGTCGGTTCGGCTATCCAGTCGAGCGCTGAGGCGATCGCGGACGGTGAGTGCCGGTTCTGGTCGCGTGAGGTCGACTTCATGGGAGCGCTCGTGTGGCGGGGGACCGGGTCGCTGTTGGCGAAATCGTCGGAGTTTCTGGCGAAGCGGTGCGCGCCGTTGACGGTGATCCGATGATCACCCCGGAGCTGCGTGTCAACACCTGGCACCCCTGGGACAACCGCCCCGTCGAATGCCCCGCCATCACCCTCGACGCCTCGCGTCAACGCGTCACCCGTGATGGCGCTGAAACGTTCATCGCGACGGTTGACCTGATGGTTGTGTCCCGTGGCTGACAATCGATTCGCCGACGTCGACGGCATCGAGCAGCTGATCGGGCAGGCGATTGGGGCCGCGTCGATGTGCTGGGAGAACGTCGAGGAAGCTGGCGCATTCGAGAGCAGCAGGGCCGCCGACATTGCCCGCGAGGCCACCGAACGCCTGAGTCAGCTACTCGGCGACGGCGACCACACCGAGCAGCTGATCTGGTACCAGAGCGAGCTCGCTCGAACGCAAGCGGAGATGACCGGCATCACCTCGGCGCTCCTCAACATCCAGGACAAACTCCGCGACGCCGAGAACGCCCTCTCCGAGAAGCAGGCAGCCGCACGGCAAGCCGAAGAGGTCACCACCACGTATGGCCTGTCCACGATCATCAACCCCAACGAGGTGAAACCGTGAGCAGTCGCATCGACGTCCTCTGGTTGGCCGGCACCTTCAACCCCAACGGCGAAGGCATCTCCGACGACTTCCTGAAACGCCTCGACCCGAAACGCTTCCGAGTCCGCATCGTCCCGTACCCCGCCGACTACGGGCGCGCGATGAGCTACGCCGAATCCGTCGTGGCAGGCAAACGAGCTCTTCTCCGCGCCGTAGTCGAAGCGCCCGGGGCAGTACTCGTCGGTGGCTACAGCCAAGGCGCCACCATCGCAGGCGATTTCGTAGCCGAACCGGCATGGGTACAGCCGAAGGTAATTGGGTGTGTGCTCATCGCCGATCCGAAGCGTGACGGTTCGCAGCCGTGCGTCGGTGGCAATCCTGACGGCTACGGCATCGGGGGATCGCGCCGCATCGAAGGCGTGAAATCCTTGCGCGTCGCAGCGTGGGGTGACCCGATCACCAGCCTCCCCGCAGGCAACCCACTCCGCACCATCGCCGACTTCTCCGAGTTCATGGGCCGCGACGTCAACGCCTGGGCGCTGAATGTGGCCTCGAAGGTCATCAAAGGGCAGATGCAGCCGTGGTGGCGCTGGTCGAACCGCCGCGACTGGAACGAAGCAGGACGATGGCTACGCGGTTACACGAAGGATGGACGCCACAATGTCGCGTACATCCGTGAAGGCCTGACCGAGCAGCTCGCTAACGCGGTGAATCGGGACATCTGGTGAGCTGGCGCTCCGTTCTGTGCTGGATCACGGGCCGCCATAAGGGCCGAGTTGGTTACATTTCGCGATCTGGGCCGTTCTGGATGTGTGACAACTGCGGGGAGATAATCCGATGAGCACCGTCAACCAACGCGCCGCACGCCGATGGGAAGCGATCCGCGAAACCAAGGACCGACGTACCTGGAAGTCTCTCCGCCAGCAAATCGAAGACATCTACGGCCGAGCCGCGCTGGCACACGCGCCCAACGTCGTCTACGTCAACGACCATTGCACCTCAGCATGCTCCGAGCAGCACACCTACACCGTTGGATGCGAAATGAGGATGGTGCGCCGTGACTGACTTCTACCTACCCCGCCACGACCAACAAGCCCTCCTAGAACAACTCCGTCAAGTCCCCGCGCTTGTCGAAGACCTCACCATCGCGATCACCCGGCAGGATCGCATAACCGCACGCGGCCCGAAAACCACCCGCGGCGACGATACCCAGCCACTCCCGTTCAACGAACATGCCTCCGACGCAGCACAATTCCTGTACTACGCCATCGCATGGTGGGTACGCCACACCTGCGAACACCGACACATCGACTACACCGGCACCGACGACGTCACCTCCGTCGCCCGCTGGCTCCGCAGCCACATCATCGACCTTGCGCTCACACCCGGCAGCGACGCATCCCTCCCCGCGATCCGCGATGCCGTCCGCAACGGCAATCGAGCATGCGGGGGAGCGAAGGACCGGCCCATTGTCGAGCCGTCACCGCACGATCTTGCCCGCGCCCGCTACAGCGTCCTCCACGCGTCCGGTATCGAGAAGGCCGCGAAAGACATGGTCCGCAACGGCATCGCCGACTACCGGCACCTCACCGAACAGAGGGTGTACCGGTTGGCTCGCGCCGGCGTCATCACTCCCGATCGCACCATCACCTTGGATGGGCGGGAGACCGCGCTGTACATACTCGGCGACGTGTTGGATGCACACCTGAAATATCCTGCACGGCAACGGAAGAAGGTACCGGCATGACGGGCTACGTCCCACTCGCGGCCAAGGATCGACAGCGCTCGAAAGCCATTCTGGACGAGCTGGAGAAGCGCCTCATATGGTCGAACCCTGCATTGCCGCCGAGGTTCGCGTCGGGTGGCACGGTCGTATGTTCAACATGTGGCTACGGGCCTTTGTCAGGCGTGCGAGCAGCCCTTCACCGCTTGGGTCGATCGTGAGTGAGCGTGAGGATGCTGTCGCCCGCGTCCTGGCCCACCACGGCACCACCGACCCGCGCAAAGTGCCGCTCCTCGAATTCTTGGAAGCCTGCCAACCCGGCATCCGACGGAAACTCGACCAGGCCGCCGCCGACCGAGGACTCATGATCGACGGGACAGGCGCAGTCGTGCCGAACAAGGACTAGGGCTTGGTGTTGCCCTTGTCCAGGGCGTCCACGGTGAGGGCGTCGTAGACCTTGTCTCCATCGGACTGGCGAACAACACCCGCCTGGAAGGCTGATAGCCACTCTCCCGGGCCATACACTGCAACTACGGGACTGCCCATCTCTCTGGTGTGGAGGGTGAGGTGGCCAGATTCGTTGACCTTGGCGGTGTCGGCTCGGTCTACGACGTCGTATGCGGAGTCGTAATTGTTTCGCTTCTTGCGCACGATAAATGTCATGAATGTGATTATTCGGTACTAAACGGTCCAACGGGTATGCGTTCGCGCACGGCGAACAAACCTTACGAAGTGGCCCGATGCTAGGCTATCGCCTACGGCGCGAGTGGACACACCACCGCGCCATTCCCATACCTCCCCGACGTAGCGGCGCTGCATCACCAGTGCGCACCGGGGACAACGACGCCCCACATCGAGAGTCCGCACGCGGACACGCTTGATCTGGGGCGTCCAAACGTCCAGGAGGAACCATGTGGAACCTCTACCAAGACATCATCGCCGCCATACTGCGCTGGGCAGCACTGCGAGCGATGGGAATCCACTAACCCCCCAATGGCCGACAACAAGCCACCAAGGCCACAACTCACCCCCGCCATCGAATCCGCCATCCGACAAGGCCACGCCCTCGGACACTCCCAAGCCTCCATCGCAGACACCCTCGGCCACACCCAACAATCCATCAGCCGATGGGCCAAACGACTCGGCCTCATCTGGGACACAGTCAACGCCGGCGCCATCGCAGCAGCAGAACGCAACCGCGAACGCATCGCAGCAGGCCGCGCACAACTCGCCGAACAAGCCCTCGCCGACGCCATCAACCTCCGCGAACGCATCTGGGAACCCTACGTAGTCGTCGGCAACAGCATCGCCGGACCAGTCGAACACGAACTCGAACTACCCGACGCGAAAGCAGTCTCCGACTTCGCGAAGGCCGTCGAGAAACTGATCCTCACCCACGAGAACCTCACACGGTTGGGTGCCGCCACATCAGCGGCAGCAGCCGCGTCGGTGCTCGCCGAGATGCAGGCCGCGTTGGAACAGTTCGCCGCCGAGGACGAAGTCGACGACCTCATCGAACAGATCAACGAGAACACGGAGGACGGTGATGACGTCTAGGCTCGCCCAGCTCGGACGCATCACCCGCAAACAAGCACTCTCCATCGCCCGCGCCAAAACCGAAATCGTCATCTGGCACGGCGCAGTCTCCTCCGGGAAAACCATCGGCTCCCTCATCAAGTTCCTGATGGTCATCCCCACCGCACCGACCACCGGCGAAATCGTCATCATCGGCCGCACCCGAGACACCGTCTACCGCAACATCATGCAAGCATTCATGGACCCCGAAATCTTCGGGACCTTCGCCGAACACGTCAAATACAACCGCGGCGCACCAACCGCCGAAATCTTCGGCCGCACAGTCCACATCCTCGGCTCCTCCGACGTCCGCGCCGAAGCCACCATCCGAGGCATGACCATCTGCCTCGCCTACCTCGACGAAGCAACCCTGGTCACGAAAGAGTTCTTCGCGATGCTCCACTCACGCCTACGCGTCAAAGGGTTCCTCTGCCAACTGTTCGTCACCACCAACCCCGACGGCCCCCGGCACTGGCTGAAAACCGAGTACATCGACCGCGCCCGCGAGCTCGGCATCCGCGTCTTCCACTTCGTACTGGAAGACAACCGGCAGAACCTTCCCGACGGCTACATCGAAAACCTGATGCGCCAGTACACCGGACTGTGGCGGAAACGGTTCGTCGATGGTGCGTGGACGATGGCCGACGGCGTCATCTACGACATGTTCGACCCCGCCAAACATGTCGTCACCACACTCCCCACGATGGAACGTGTACTGGCGCTCGGTGTCGACGACGGTGTTCAGCACCCGGCCGCGGGCATCCTCCTCGGACTCGGCGTCGACAACCGCCTGTACGCGATCGCTGAATGGGCGCCACCATCCGGCACACCCGCCGACCGCACGAAGCATCTCCGCAAGTGGCTACTGCAGCGCGACGGCCAGGAACCGGAATATCACTTCGTTGACCCATCGGCGGCGGCCCTGAAACTGCAGCTCAACCGTGACGGCTTCCAGAACGTGTACAACGCAGCGAACAGTCACAAGACCGGCATCGGTCTCGTCGCATCGTTGTTGTCGACCGGTGACCTGATGATCTACGCGCCGGACTGCCCGAACCTGCTCGGTGAAATCCCCGGCTACGTCTGGGACCCGAAAAAGGCCGAGAAGGGCATCGACGAGCCCATCAAACTCGACGACGACTTCTGCGACGCCCTCCGCTACGCCGTCGCCACCAGCCGCCCGATGTGGCAGCCCTATCTCCCCAACCTGCATGCAGCCACACGGTTGCCAGACGAGCGAATCGAGGAAGCGGCGTGAGCCTTCCCGCGAAGAACAGTGCGTGGCCGCCACCAGAACTGGCGAAAGTCACCGACCGGTGCGCTGAAGCACAGGTGTGGTGGGAAGGCGACACCCCGAAACTCAACGACTACTACGGTGCCACCGGTGCAACATCCCCGTCCGGCGTACGGCAACGCGCCAAGCACGCCTACCAAGCGTTCTGGGGCAACCTCCCACAGCAGCAAGCACAGCCCATCAAACGACTCCACGCGCCCGTCGCAGGCGAAATCGTCAACCTCTCCGCCCGCTCCCTGTTCTCCGAAGCATGGACTGTCGTCGCACCCGGCGAGAAGAAGACCCGCAACAAGGCCCTGCAGAAGCGCATCGACACCATCTTCAACACCCCCAGCTTCCACTCCGACCTCTTCGCAGCAGGCGAATCAGGATCGGCGCTCGGCGGCAACTACCAACGCGTCGTCTGGGACCCCGGCACCGCCGACAACGCATGGATCGACTTCGTGGACCACGACCACGCCATCCCCGAATTCCGTTGGGGCCGCCTCCACGCCGTCACATTCTGGGGTGAACTCGATGTCGACGACGACCGCATCGTCCTACGCCACCTCCAACGCTACGTAAAAGGGCGGATCATCCACGCCCTGTACGAAGGCACCGCCACCAACATCGGCAAACCCATCGACCTCGGCGAACACGAAGACACCGCAGGTATCCAACTCGACGGCGCCGACGACACCGGCACCTACGCCGAGACAGGTGTCCCCGACGAGCTCGCCGCCCGCTACGTCCCCAACGTGGCACCGAACCCAGAGTGGCGGAAACACCCGGTGCTGAAGAGCCTGGGGCGCGCTGACATCGCTTTGGATGTCATCCCGTTGTTCCATGAAATCGACCGAGTGTATTCGTCGCTGATGCGGGACTTCCGGCTCTCCGCTGCACGCGTCTTCGCCTCGCAGGACCTGCTCACCAACCGCGGCCCGGGCGCTGGACTGTTGCTCCCCGAAGAGCAGGAGTTCTTCACCCGAGTCGGCAACAGCATTTCCGCGGAAGGCACTGCACAGTCGACGTTCGAGTTCCATCAACCCGCGATCCGCGTCCTCGAACACGACCAAGGCGGCGAGATGCTGCTCCGCGAGGTGCTCCGCAAAGTCGGCTACTCACCGGTGTCGATGGGCATGTCCGACGAGGTCGCGCAGACCGCGACCGAAGCGACAGGCAAGAAGGAACGCACCGTCGAAACGACACAAGGCAAGGCCCGTCACTGGCTCGCATCGTTGGGGCCGTTGACGACGACGTGCATGCGCATCGACGCAGCCAAGTTCCCCGGCAAAGGCATCAACCCCGCCGAGGAGCTGGAAATCGAGACGCCTCCGTTCGCCCGGGAGTCCGCGGTCGCGAAGTCGACGGTCGTGAACAACTGGAACCTCGCCGGTGCTGCATCGACGCGCACGAAAGTGGCCTACCTGCACGACGACTGGGATGAGGAGAAGGTCGACGAGGAGGTCAAACTCATCGACTCGTCGAACGTGCAAGAGGACCCGTTCGCGGCGCTGCCACCTGACGCCGACCCGAACCCGCCATCACCGGACGATCCTCCCGCTGACGACCCGGCGCCGTTCCCACCGAAGCCCGCCGAAGGGGGATAGACCGATGTCGCTGGACCCCGAGAAAGCCGAGAGTATCCCTCGAAAGCTGATCGGAATGTACAGCGACACAGAGCTATCGCTCCTCGGCATGATGGCCGACGCCATCAGCAAAGGCGTCGACGACGACGACTGGTACGCGAGACAGCAGAGCGAAGCACTCCGCTTCCGCAACGCTGCACAACGGTTGGCGGCAGGCCTGTCGAAGGCCGCGCCCACAGTCGTCGGGGAAGCCGTCACCAACGCGGTCACTTTCGGGAAGGAAGCCGTCGAAGAGGACATCGACATGGCCGGCCACCTCGCAGCCAAGTCCGGGCGACCGGCAGGCCTGCAGGCGAACCTGTCCCTCGAATCGACAGCGGCAGCGAAGCTCACCCGCAAAGCTGTCGCGGACGGTGTCGGCACCCTCGCCACCGTCAACCAGGCGCTACCCGGTGCAGCATCGAAGCTGTACCAGCAGGTCACGGCCCACGTCGACGCCACACCAGTCTCTTCTGATCTGACGCGCCGCCAGGCCGTGCAGCAAGCATTGGACGTGTTGACTGCCCGCGGCATCACGGGGTTCCGGGACAACGCTGGCCGCAACTGGTCACTGTCGACGTACGTGGAAATGAAATCCCGGACACTGGTCAACAACACCCTCCGTGAGGCGCACGTGCAGGAGGCGCTCGCCCGCGGGCATGACCTGCTGGTGGTGTCGTCGCATCCACGGCCCGCGCCGCAATGCCAACCTTACGAAGGGCAAGTCCTCACGATTGGCCCGAACGCCACCGACGCGGACACCCTGCGTCCGAACGCAACTGGCGGCAAGGCAGTGAAGGTGAAGGTGAAAGCCACCCTCGACGATGCACGATCGAAGGGTCTGTTTCACCCGAACTGCAAACACGCCACCAGCATCTTCATCCCCGGTGCGTCACGCACCTTCACCACCGATCCCGATCCCGAGGGCTACAAGGCGACGCAGCAGCTCCGGCAGATGGAGCGTGCGATCCGGGACACGAAACGCCGACAGGCTGTCGCGATCGATCCGAGCGTTAAGAAGCAGCTCGGTGCTACGCTTCGCTCACAGCAGTCGACTCTCAAGCAGCATGTCGACGCGCATGATCTGAAGCGTCGAAGCCTCCGTGAGCGCCCCGACCTCGGCTACCGCATCAACCCACCTGACGCACTCGATTCGGTTGCTGATGTGCCGACGCCGAAGCCTGGACCCGACCTCGGTGAGTACCTCGCAGCCGAAGCGAAGTACAAGCAGGACGTCACCGACTGGCTGGCCGCCGAGAAAACCCACAACGCGAAACCACGGACCCTCACCGAGACAGCAGGCCGCGCCCTCGGCGCCGACGTGTGGAAGGGCTACGCCGAAACACTCGACCTCGACGACGTCTTCGCGGTACGCACGTACACCGGCAACAGCTACGAGCCGATCAACGAATACCTCCGAGGCATCACCGACCGCATCGAACCGCACCACCAGGACGCCGTCGACCGCCTCGACAAGGTCATCGACCGCGCACCACGCGTACCCGAAAGCATCACCGTCTCCCGCGCTGTCGGCGCCAACGTGTACGGCCTGACGAAGGACACCGACCCACGGTCACTCACCGGTCGGTCGTTCACCGACGGCGGCTATTTGTCGACGGCACTGCAATCAGCGTTGAAGGCAGTGAACCGCGACGAAGTGGAGCTGCGTCTCGACGTGCCCGCGGGCACACGCGGCATCTACGTGTCATCGCATTCCCGCGGTCACGCATCCTCGCTGGCGGTGTACGGGCCGATGGAGAACGAGCTGCTTCTCGCCCGCGGCATAGAGTACGAGGTCACCGGGGCCTTCATCGAGAATGGCCGTCAAGTGCTGCTCGCGCGGCTGACCAACCAGAGGAGTGACGGTGGGTAGCCTCTCGGACTCCTTGAACGTCGGTGCCACTCCGGCTGACACGCAACGCTTCTACGGGGCGGAGCGCGTCGGCCGGGGCAGGTGGGCAATCCTTCCCGGTCTCGGTGTTCTGTGGACCGACGATGACGATGCCCTGCAGTTGGCGTGGATCGAAGGTTCGGACAACGACGCCGCCTACGGAATGTATCGACGGTTGAACGGTCTCGCGGCTGCTGGCGTTCCGGCGTCGCGGGCGTTCGATGATCTGATCGCCGAGTTCCCGGGTATCCCGGTGCAGTCCGGTGATCTTGCCTCACTGAGGTAACAGACTTCTGCCCGCATGGGCGAAGAACACCCAGCTCCACCCATCCAGCTCCGCACCTGCATAGGTGACGGGGCCATCACCGCATGGAGATGAAATGCGCAACACCCTCGTCAGCTTCGCACCCGCTCTGGTCGACCCGTTCGCACGGACACAGCGTTGGCCATCTCGGATGCACCCGCGCCGCGACCCCGAAGGCCACCCCGACGGCGGTGGGGGAGACCCCGCACCCGAGGGCGATCCGAAGCCTGAACCGGAAGGCGACCCGAAGCCGGACCCTGAGAAGGACCCGGACAAGATCGACTGGAAGGCGATGGCGCGCAAGCACGAGGACGAGGCGAAGAAGAACCGCGCCGCTGCCTCCGAGCTGGAGAAGATCAAGGAGTCGAAGCGGACCGCCGAGGAGAAGGCGCAGAAGGAACGCGACGACGCGAAAGCCGAAGCCGCAGAGGCCAAGGCCGAAGCCGCCCGCGAACGCGCCGCCCGCAAGTACGGCCTCACCGACGACGACCTCGCATTCCTCGAAGGCGTCCCCGCCGACAAGTTCGACGAACGCGCCAAGGCACTGTCCGAGCGACTCAAGACCGCCGCACCTGCAGGTAAGGGCGCGGCTCCCGTCGGCGGGAGGAAGGGCGAGAAGCCGAAGCCGAAGGGCCTCGCAGGAGCGATCGGCGCGCACTACGCAGCACAGCAGTAACCGAACCCCCGGCCATGTCGGGGTCACCCCAACACACCAGGAGCAACCCCCATGGCTGTAAGCCTCGCAGAATCCAAGAACAACGCAGTCCAGGACTACGACCCCGACGTCATCGACGAGTTCCGCAAGGAATCGGCGATCCTCGATTCCCTCATCTTCGACGACGTCGTCAACCCCGCAGGCGGCGGCGCGACCCTCGACTACGGCTACCGGCGACTCGTCACCCAGCCGACCGCCGCGTTCCGTGCACTCAACACCGAGTACACGCCCAGCAACGTCACCACCCAGAAGTACTCGACGACACTCGCCGTCCTCGGTGGTTCGTTCGAGGTCGACCGCGTCATCGCCAAGATCGGACCCGCCGCATCGGGGACGGTCGCACTGAACATGTCGCAGAAGATCAAGGCCGCGATCACCAAGTTCCAGGACGCGGTCATCAACGGCGACACCGCCGTCGACGCGGACGGATTCGACGGCCTCGACAAGGCCCTCGTCGGAACGTCGACGGAGTTCAACGCTGGTGTCACCACCAACTGGACGGACTTCGACACCAACGCCCGCGCAGAGCACAAGGCACTCGACGCCATCGACGAGTTCCTGTCGCTCCTCGACGGCGCACCCACGGTGATCCTCGGCAACGCCAAGGCCCTCGCCCGCGTCCGCGCCGCTGTCCGCCGCGCCGGCCAGTACGTGAAGGACCCGGTCGAAGGTCTCCTCGGACCGAACGGCCGCCCGATCGTCCGCGAGCAGTACGGCAACGTCCTCCTCGTCGACCCGGGCGCGAAGCCGGGAACCAACAACCCGATCATCCCCATCCGGTCGGCCACCGTCGCCACCGTCGCGCAGACCGGTCTCACCGACCTCTACGCCTACCGCGTCGCACTCGACGGCTTCCACGCCGCGTCGACAGTCGGCGGCCAGGTCGTCGAGTCGTGGCTGCCGGACTTCTCTCAGGCAGGTGCCGTGAAGAAGGGCGAGGTCGAACTCGGGCCCGTCGGCGTCGCACTGAAGGCAACGAAGGCTGCCGCAGTGTTCCGCAACATCAAGGTCCAGTAGAACCCCGCCCCGGACGCACGAAACTACCTGTAGGAGAACGCATCATGGCAACAATCACCGCACCCGTCGCGGAGTTCAACGGCGTCGTCGCCGGGGTCCACTTCGCTGACGGCAAGGCAGAAACCGACAACGAGGCCGCCCTGGCGTATTTCGAGCGCCAGGGGTACGGCGTCGACCGTCCGGCTGCCGATCCCGTCGAGCAGGTCCCGGCCGGGAATCTCGCTGACTTCGGAGTGGCGAAGCTCCGCGAGTACGCGAAGGCCAAGGGCATCGACCTCGGCGACGCTCGCCGCAAGGAAGACGTGCTCGTGAAGATCGAGAAGGCCGAATCGCCTGTTGGTCTGCAGGAGGGCGCCGATCCCGAGGCTGCAGTCGCGATCGAACGCGAATCCGTCGCCGACCAGAACGCGCCTGCGGTCGCCGACCCGGACGCTGTCGGCGGACTGTCGGAGTAACCCCATGCCCACCCCCCGCGTCTCCCTCTTTCGAGACGCGGGGCAGGTGGGACCAAAGCTTGGTGGTGGTGCGTCCCTACGTGTCCCGGCAAGGCAGGACATCGTCAGAGTAGAACGCACGTTATGGCGGGCTGACCGACAGCATCGACTGTCGGCGGGGGTGTACCACGCCGGGTACCTTTCGCGCCCCTTACGCCCGATCCAGCGCACCACCACCTACACCCCTTTCGGAGGCACGCGTGCTCGTCTACGCCACCCCATCGGAACTCTCTACTTGGATGGGAATCCCGGCACCCGACAACGCCACGAAGCTGCTGCGCGTCGCCTCCACCCGCGTAGCCCACGCCACCCAAGCCGACATCTACGACATCGCACCGAACGGACTCCCCAAAGACTCCGACCTCGCCGAAGCGCTCCGCGACGCCGCATGCGCACAAGCCGAGCGGTGGGCCGGGCTTGATGTCGACCCGGTCGCTGGCGCTGGCGGGCTGGCGAAGCAGGTCGTGTCGTCGTCGATCGACGGCGCATCGTATTCGACGAACGGCGCAGCACTCGACGCCGCGAAGGCGGAAGCCGCCGAGGGCCTCTGCGCCGATGCGCTCACGATCCTCCGCAACGCCGGTCTCGCCTCGAACCAGGTGATGTCATGGTGAACGACCCCCTCGCGATCTGGTGGAAATGGCCCATCACCGTGAAACGGAAACTCGGTGACGGCGCCAACGGACCCGTATTCGACGGCCCAATAACGCATTTCGGGAAGATCACCCAGAAACGGAAAATGGTCCGCAACAGTGAAGGTTCCGAGGTCGTCTCCGAAGCACGAGTCAGCCTCCCAGCCTTGACTCCGCTAATTCAAGTCGGCAGCCTTGTCACCTTCCCCGCCTCATTCGGTGGCCGCGAAGCCGAAGTCCTCGCCGAACAACTCCACCACTCCGGCATGGACGAGACACCGAACTTCTACAGCATCGACCTCACCTAGGAGGTTCGCCCGTGCCGATCGACTTCGACGCCGTTGCACACAAGATCATCGAAGCCGCCGAGAAAGGCGCGAAGGACGCAGCCGACGTCATCAAACAGGACGCCATCGAACGCGCCCCCGCCGAAACCGGCGAACTCCGCAACTCCTGCCAGGTCGACCACGACGGCCTCAACGCCACCATCTACTTCGACACCCCCTACGCCGTAGCCCAGCACGAAGAACTCGACTGGGACCACGAAGTCGGCGAAGCGAAGTACCTGGAGAACGCGCTCATCGACAACCGCGAAGTAGCCGGCGCCGTCATCGCCGAAGCGATCAGGCAGGCCCTGTGACCACACCCCGCGCACCCGCAACCGACGTCTTCCTCCGTGACATGGCCACGCACCTCGCGAACCTCGGCCTCGTCCGGTACGCCGAAAACTACACGGGCACATCCCCGTTACCGGCACTGTTCTTCCACCAGTACCCGGACAAGCCCGACGCCGCCATCTCACTGTCGTCGTACAACGACGACCGCAGCCGCGACCGGGACAACCCCGACTTCTACATACAGATACGCGGACGCGCGTCCGGGCGTGACCCGCTCGCCACGCACGCCCTCATGGACAGCATCTTCGACGCCCTCGACGACGAAGAGAAGCCCCTCAACTCCTCCCACATCCTGTGGGGGACAACAAAGGTTCTGCTCTGCCTGCGCCACATCCGCGGCCCGCTACTCGCGGATGCAAATAACAGGTGGAGCCGACCTGACAGTTACACCATCACCGTCAACCCCTCATAGGAGAAATTCATGGGACTCGCATCAACACTCGCAAGAGACTGGATTCTGGAAGTGCAGACGGCGCCCGGGACGTGGACGAGAGTTCGCGCTCTGTCGTCGGTGCAGCCGATGTTCGTCACCTCCGAGCAGGACGACTCGACCATCGACGACGAAGGCTTCGCATCGATGATCGCGACCGGCCTCGCCTACTCGATCGAGGGATCGTGCAAGCGGCAGGGCGACAACACCAACGGCTTCGTCGACGATCCCGGCCAGGACTTCCTCCGCAAGAAGGGCCGCAAGACCGGCTACGACAACATCGTCACCGCCCGCATCTACCGCCGAGACGCACTCCCGGACGCCTACCGCTGCGACCACACAGTGAAGTGGACGGACACCGCTGCTGGTGACGTCAACGCGCTGCAGCAGTCGACGTTCACCCTGTCCGGCCGCGGGAAGCCGGAGGAGATCGCGAAGCCCACCACCGGCGCGTCGGTCACGAAGGTCATCAGCCGCTCGGCTGCGACAGCGGGCACGTTCACCCTCACCGTCGACAGTCAGACCACGAGCGCGTTGCCGTGGAATGCGACGGCGCTGCAGGTCCAGTCCGCGCTGGAAGCCCTGTCGAACGTCGGCGAAGGCAACGTCACCGTCACCGGTGCTGTCGGTGGCGCGTGGACTGCGAAGTTCTCCGTCGCCGTCACAGTCGTCTCCGGTATCGGCACCAGCCTGACGCCGTCCGGAACGATCACCGTCACCTAAAACGCCACCGACCGGAAGGTCATCGAATGCGTGACCTCGCCGAGCTGCTCGACCCGGCGCTCCCTCTACCCATCGCGGGCACGGAGTACCGGGTCGAATGCAGTGCATGGCACGGCCTGCACCTCCACCAACTCCTCCGCTCCGACACCGTCCTCAGCGACGACGACGAGAAGATCGAAATCCTCGCGATGCTCGGCCCCGCATACGACCAGATGGTCACCGACGGGGTCCCCTGGGCACGTATCTGCCACGCAGGCCGCACCGCCATGCTCTGGTTCGGGCACTCACCCGAACTCGGCCGGAAGCACTGGGATTCAGGTGGACTGCCGGGAAATCCGATACCCCCATCCCCGCTACAGACGAGGATGGGGGAGCGGCTCCGCAACCTGTTCCGCAAACCTGCATCTGCCACCATGAATGCCACGGCACATTAACGTGCGCACCAGGCACGTACGGGCCCACCGACACTGGCGGCGGCCCACTCGACCCGGGCACCGGGCTCCGCGACTGGTACGAGCCTGAGCCTGACGAGAAACCAGGTCAGCTCCCCGACGGTGGCGGCACACCGATCTACTGGGACGACATCCTCGCCCACTGGTCCGACCTCGCGCTGGACCTCCACGACCGGCGCATCGACGTCGGCTCGAACATCCTCCGCGAACGGTCGTGGGCGTGGTTCCAGATGCACGTCACCGACATCGCAGACACCCCGCACACCCGCCTCAACACCGCGCTGAAAGGTGCCCACTGAGATGGCACTGAAAGACCTCGACACGTTCTTTCACCCCGACCTGGCAGTCCCCATCCGCGGCAAGTGGTACACGATCCCGTCCCCGGACGGCGTCGAAGGGCCACGACTGCGGAAGCTCATCGTCGAAGAGGGCCTGCCCGGTGTCGAACAGATCGACGAAGCCATCAAGGTCCTCGGACCGGCATTCGGGGACATGGTCACCGACAAGGTGCCGTGGACGATGATCCTCCACGCTGGCCGCACCGCGCTCCTGCACTACGGATCGTCAGCCGACATAGCCGAAATACATTGGGGCTTAGCTCAACTCGGGAAGCTCGTCGACATCGAACGCGTCACCGAACTGTTGCAGAAGCCCACCACGAAGAAATAGACGGAGGGCCGCGGATCGTGTCACTGAACGTAGGCGAACTCGTAGCCACCCTCACCGTCGACGACTCACGATTCACCCGCTCCATGGACGCCGCCGCGCAGCAGTCCGCACGGATGGCCGACGCCGCCCGCACAGCGGGCCGTCAAACCTCGACAGCGCTCACAGAAGCAGCGACCAGCGCGGACCGCGTCACCACATCCGCGACCCGGGCGCGGCAAGCCACCGAGCAGATCGGCACCGGTGCACGCGAAGCCGCCAACGGACTCCGACGCATCGACGCGGATAGCCTCACCGCCATCGTCCGCGGAGCCGAGACCGCAGGCGACGAACTCCGACGCCTCGACCGTTGGCAGCTCGACGCCCTCATCAGGGAAGCGAACCGTGCAGGACAGTCCATCGGCGAGGAAGTCCGACAGGGCGCGTCCCACGCTGAACGCGCACTGTCCCAGCTCGACGGGCAGGGCCTGCAACGACTCATCCAAGACGCTCAGAACGCACGCCGCGAACTCAACCAGGTCGCGGACGCCGCCGACGATGCGACCGATGACCTGTCCGACGTCGGTGACGAGTCAGGTGGAGACGCGGGCGGCAACTTCCTGTCGGGATTCCAGAACGCCATCTCCGGTATCTCATCGAAAGCAGGCCCGGTCGCCGGGTCAATCCTCGGTGTCGCCACCCTCGGTATCGGCGCCGGCATCGCCCTCGCAGCCGCGATCAAGCAGGGCATGGAAAGCGAACTCAGCCAGGACATGTTCCAGGCGCAGACGCGGACCACCGAGGAGCAGGCCGCGAAGTTCGCCCGCGCAGCAGGTGAAGCCTACGCAGATGTGTTCGGAGCATCCGTCGAAGAGAACCTGTCGACGCTGAAGCTCGCTGTGCAGCAGAACATCATCGACCCGGGCGCCACCCAACGTGACGCCGAAGCTGTCGTCGCCAACCTGGACACCATCACCCAAGCCCTCGACGGTGACGTCTCCACGTCGGTGCAGGCCGTGTCCGCGTTGATGTCGACCGGTCTCGCGACCTCGGCGCAGGAAGCCGCGGACATGATCGCCAACGCGGTCGGCGGGTCGGCGAACAAGGGCGAAGACCTCCTCGAAATCATCAACGAATACTCGGCGGGCTGGAAGAACGCAGGCATCTCCGCAGAGCAGTCCCTCGCACTGTTAGAGCAGGCCACCGACAACGGTGCATGGACCGCTGACGTCGCTGGCGATGCGATCCGCGAGTGGGGTCGCCGCATGTCGGAGGAATCCGAGGCGGTCACCGAAGCCCTGACCGACATGGGCTTCGAAGGCGAGGAGATGTTCGCTCGCCTGTCCGCAGGCGGCGAAGACTCGAACATCGCGTTCGACGAAATGCTCGACCGGGTCCGCTCCATCGAGGACCCACTCAAACGCAACCAGGCCATCGCCGCGCTCCTCGGTGACACAGCCGGTGACTTCTACGACGTCTTCGCGTCGTGGGACCCGTCCGAAGCGCTGAAGAACATGGGCGAATTCGACGGCGCCGCTGGCCGTCTCGCCGCGACGATGGGCGGCAACCCGGCAACGTCCGTCGAAGGCGCCTTCCGATCCATCAACACGGTCATCGACGGATTGAAAGCTGCACTCGCCGAAGCGTTCGGACCGCAGATCGCCGAGTGGGCGAACAACATCTCCAACAACCGCGCCGAGGTCATCGAGTTCTTCATCGGCATCGGCAACGCAGCGTTCGACGGCGGCGAAGCAGTCCTGAGTTTCGTCGAAGGCGGACTCCGCGGACTCGCATCGTTTGCCGGGTCGGCTGCCGAAGCGGGCGCGTCGTTCCTGGAGATGGGCGCGAACATCATTCGCGTCGGCGAGAACATCCCCATGTTCGGGGACATGCTCGGCCTCGTCACCGGGGATGCCGCCGACAAGCTGCAGTCCCTCGCGGACGCTACCCGCGCAGGCGGAGAAGGCATCGACAAGACGTTGACGGGCGCCGCGAACGCCATCCACGACACTCTGATCCCAGGCCTGCAAGCTGGGCAGGACCGGTTCAACGAGTTCGCCGGGAACATGAAACTGTCGGCGGCATTCAACGACCAGTCCGCGAAGGTCGCCGCGTCGATCGCCGGTATCGGTGTCGCCGCAGACGGTTCGACGATGGACCTGTCCAACTTCAACGGGCAGATCGATCACACGAACACCGCGCAACACGAGATGGACCTCACCGCACGCGGCCTCGCGGAAGGGTTCCGCGAGCAGGTCCGCACCGGCATCGAAGCAGGTAACACCATCGAGACGCTGGATGGTCAGTACCGGGCGAACCTCGACACGCTCCGTCAGCAGCTCATCGCTACCGGCATGTCGAACACGGCTGCGAACGACTACATCAAGACCCTCGGGTTGACACCCGACTTGGTGGAGACGCTAATCGAGCAGCCGGGTATGCCGGAAGCGCACTACGCCCTCGACGTCCTCAACGACAAGGTCGTCGCGGTCCCGGACTCGAAATCGATCCGGACGGAAGCGCTCACCGACGACGCGAAAAGCGAACTCGAAGCACTCGGGTTGACGGTCACCACCTTGCCGAACGGCGAAGTCGAAGTCACCGCGAACACCGAAGAAGGGCAACGGATCATCGACGAGTGGCGCAACCGACGCCGCACACTCGAAGTCCAGGTCATCCCACGGACCGAAGCGCTCCGCCAGCAAGGCCTGCCGACGGACTTCATCGGCCCGGTCAACGTGGTGCAGAACGCGGACGGCGCATTCACCCCGAAAAACACGAACGCGCACATCCAGAACAAGGAAATCACCACCTACGGTGAGCCCGAAACCGAGGGCGAATCGTACATCCCGCACGCACCGTCGAAGCGGCAGCAGTCCGAACGGATCCTCGCAGTGACAGCGGAGAAGTTCGGTCTCGGCCTGGTCCGGCACTTCGCCGACGGCGGCATCGTCACCAAGGACAATCACGACGCCGCGAAAGCGTGGGCAGCGTCGATGGACCCGGTCGGCTACGGCATGGGCGGATTCTCGACAGCATCGATCGACTGCTCCGGCGCAGTGTCCGGTGCCGTCAACAAAGCCCTCGGACTCGGACCGTTCGACTCTCGCATGTCGACGGTCACCGAAGGCTCCTGGCTGCAGGCGCGTGGCGCGATCCTCGGCAAAGGACCAGAAGGCACCATCCGTGTCGGCTGGTGGGACGAAGGCGGCGGCGCGAACGGTCACACAGCGATGACGTTCGCCGACGGAACGAACTTCGAATCGAACGGTTCCGAAGGCGTCGTCGTCGGCGGCCCGACCGGCTGGGATGATCCGTCGTTCACCGACCACGCGTGGTTCCCGAACTCCGGTGACCTCGGGTTGGCATCCGACACCGGTGGCACGTTCACCGCGGAGAACGACCCGGACGGTTCCAAAGCGTTCGCGGCTGGGCAGTTCACCGAACGGTACCGGCAGGCGTACGGCGTCGAAGAAGACCAAGTCGCCATGGGAACCACCGAGTCCGGTGCATCGTTGTCGACGGACGGTCAGCGGGTGTACGTCACCAACTGGCCATCCTCGATGGGCGGCCAAACGAAACCCGAAGACGAACGAGTCCCGGTCCTCACCGCGGGCCTGAAAGTCTTCGAGAACGGTGGCATCGACAACCTCCCCGCGCACGCGGGTATCTACCGGGACGGCGCGAACGTCGTCGGGTTCGCTGAGCGCGGCACAGGCGGCGAAGGGTACGTCCCAATGTCGCCTGCGAAACGGCCACGCTCGGTGGCGATCACGAAGGAAATCGCGAACCGGTTCGGATACCAGCTGGTGCCGATGGCGGACGGTGGCCTGACCGGGTTCGGTGGCTGGCAGGACTCCGACCGACCGACCCTCGACGTCCCGTTGGACGGCCGCCCGCAGTCCGCCGCGAAACAACGCGCCACCGCAAACAATCTGTTGGCGCTCGGCATCGGCGGCCTGAACACCCTGCTGTCCGGGTTCGACGGCAAAGGCAACTTCACCGGCCAATTCGACACCGGCTCCAACTCCCCAGCGCTCCTGGAGGAGGGGGTGTCGATGATCACCGCTCGTCTCGACGAGCTGATCGAGGCCGCGAAGAACCCCACACCCGTCGACGTCCAGGTCGACATCGACCAAGGGTCCCGCAGCGCGAACATCGCCATCACGAAAGCAGGGCTGTGATCCATGTCGAGAGCCTTCGAACTTGTCACCGAAGACGGGCAGCGCTGGGAGTTCAACAACCCAGCCTGCCCGCTTCGGCTCAAAGACGATCCGGACGGTATCGAGGGCGCAGAGTTCGAGTTCGACGATCAACAGAACGTCGGGCAGGCAGGCGTCACCTACCGGGCGCGGAACGACAAACCGAACTACGTCACCCTCAGGGTGCACATCGGTCCCGTCCCGCCCGGTAACGGCGCCGTCGAGCTGCTTCAACGGTGGCGTGACGCCCTCGGCTTCGGTGACTACATTCACCAGTTCAACGCCATCACCGACTACGGCGGCACCCGATTCCAGATGCTCCGTCTGGCATCGAAACTCCCGAAGCCGCCAATCTCGCAGATGCGTCACGCCGGGTACGTCTACGAGGAGTACACGTTCCGGTCCGACGAAACCTGGTTCCGGAAGGACCCGGTGGAGAAGACGTTCAAGGCGGTCGACTTCGCGGGCGCGACGATGCTGTCAGAGTCGCGGGTCCCGGTGTGGCCGCACTTCACCATCACCGGTCCGATCACGGCGCCGACGATCGGTCTCGCGGGTGAGGCGATCCCGTTGCCGACTATCGGCGCCGGCCAAACCTGGACCATCGAAACCGACCCGGACTTCTTCTCGATCCGTGATCACACGAACGCTGACCGGACGTGGGTGCTGCGCTACTGGCACACGCAGGCACCGGCCGCGCCCGCGGGACGAAAGGTCAGTGTCCCGGTGTCGATCACCGGCAGCGGCACCACCACAGCGACGACGGTGAAAGTTGTTTTGCCGCAATTATTCAGAGGAGGCGTCTAGGTGACTCTTCCTGGATATGCGCGCCCGAACCGCGTCGACGTCACCGGGTTCGATATCCAGGTCGGCGCACCGAACGGATTGTCGTGGCGGCCGATGGGCCGATACATCGATGCCGAGTTCGAGTGGCATTGGTATCTGCCGTCGTTCTTCACGATCACGTTGAAGCCGGATCATCCGATGGTCGGCTACTTCTCGGAGTGCCGCCGCCGCGTCATTCACATTCGGACGTGGCGGCACGGAAAACTGTGGTCCGGGCGGATCATGAAGTTCCGGGCGTTCGGTGTCCCCGGCCGCGAGACCGTCATCATCACCGGCGTCTCGAACCTGTTCTGGTCGTTGCGCGGGTTGGCGTGGGTGAACAATCTGACACCTCCGTTCTTCCAGCTCGCGCTCACCGGTAAGCAGGATGTGCGGATCGGGTCGTTCGACCGGGTGTCGAAGTCGTACCTGTCGTCGATCATGACCCGCCTCCGCAAGCCCGTGTATTCGGGTCTTCCGCTGCGCACACCATCACCGGGGTTGCCGAACCTGAAGGACATCGCCACCCTTGACGATGCCCTCGACATCATCGCGAACGCGGCGACGGAGTCGGAGTTCGTGATCCTGCAGGCCCGTTTCCCGTCGTTCTCCGACCTCATCAAACAGTCGGTGGAGAACCTTGAAGTCGGCTTGTCGATGGACCTGTGGACACCGGCCGACGGGCAGCCGTCACCGTCCGTGTTCAACACGGACACGCTCGCGCAGTTGCAGTCGGTCATCGACTACAGCTCCGACAACTTCCTGAACTTCGGGAACCCGGGAAACATTCTGGGGCTGGCGAATCCGTCGAACTGGAACAAGATGACCCGCACCGGGTACGTCTTCAACACCCACAAGAAACGCGACATGCGTCAGCTGATGTGGCGCACCGACGGCAATCAGATTGCGTGGATCGACCGGACCGCTGAGCATGCGGATGCGACCCGAACGGCCATCGGCGGAAAAGCCCCAGAATTTTTGAACCAAGCGATTGAGTGGGGGGCTAATTTTGCGATTCAGCTCCTCCTCAACCTGCTGATCCCCGGCGCGAATCTCGGCACCATCCTCGTCGGTGACTTGTTCGACGACATCTTCTTCGCCTACCAGACGTTCTGGGACCCGGACTTGGAGGACGAACTCGGCGAGCACGGCTTCGGTGAAGTGTTCGGAGACAACACTGCCGCCTGGTCGCTGGACGGTGCGTCGACGGGACTGTCGACGTTGAAGAAGCATTCCGGTTCCGACGCTGTCGTCATCACCCCGAATGCGGGTGTCGCTGACCGCGGCTACCAGTTCGGTCGGGATTACGAGTGCGGCGACATCATGACGTTCTGGGATCGCGGCATCACGAAGGAGCAGTACGTCTCGCAGGTGAAGATCAAGGATTCCGGTGACGGCCGGATGGTCGAGACCGTGGTACTCGGTGACGCCGAGAAGGTGCAGGACGGTTTCGAGCGCGTCATCGGTCTGATCCATTCCGCGATCGGCACATTCAACGGCATCGCCAACAGCCTCTAGGAGCAACCATGTCATTCCGAAACGCGTACGGGCACAGTCATTCCGAGAACGGATGGCGCATGTGCAACCGCGACGAGTGCGACATCCCACGCATCCCGAACCTGTTCCTCGTCGACACCGCACCACTCCGCCGCGGCGCCCCGCACACCATCCTCGGCGCATGGCTGAAGTGGTACGACCTGAACGTCGAAGAGATCGGCTCCCCAGTGTGGGGCTGGTCGAACACCAACGACGTCGCGAACTCGAACCACCTGTCAGGCACCGCCGTCGACGTCAACGCCCCCAAATATCCGTGGGGCCGACGGGTGATGCCAGCAGATCGGATCGCGAAGATACGCCGCGGTCTCGCCCTGTTCGAAGGTTCCGTGTTCTGGGGCGCTGACTGGTCCCGCGCCGACGAGATGCACTACCAGATGGCGTGGCGTGAAGGCGACCAACGCAACGAAGCGTTCGCCGCGAAGCTCCGCGCCGGCCATCTCGGTATCTACGGAACCGCCCCGAAGCCACCTACCCCCACCGCACCCCAGGAGGAACCAATGTCTGCAGCAGACGTGGAAGCACTGAAAAAGTACATCGACGAGCGGATCACCAACCCTATCGGGTCCGATGTGAAGGACATTCGGCAGCAGCTCACCGGTGGCCGCGACGCGGGTGAGTATCCCGGCTGGCCGCAGCTCGACAACAAGACCGTCGTCGACGCCATCGCCAAGCTCGACGAGCGCCTCAAGAAGCTGGAGGGTAAGTGATGGCAGAGACCCTCGTCGACCTCGTCGCCCGGAAGGTGACCGAGCAGTTCAACGGCGCACTCGGTCAGCTCACTGCAGAAGCCGAGGCCGCCCGCAAGCGTGGAGAGGAAGCAGTCGCCCGGATGGAGGAGGAAGGCCGCGCCCGGATGGACGAGTTCTTCTCGAACCTTCCTTCCGAGCCAGTCTTCGGCGAGGTCCGGGAGGTTGACGTCGACGGCGACTTCGATCCGATCGAGTGGATTCGGAGGCAGGCGACCTCCCGCGCCTTGCGCACCCTCGCGCAAGGTTTGATCGCTGCTGTCCTGGTGTCGTTCTCGACTGCCGTCATCCAGGCTGTCACGGTTCCGGGGTTCGACATCCTGTCACTGTCCGATTGGAAGTTGGCGCTGGTGCTGGGTGTCGGCGCTGTCGGTACGGCGGTCGTCGGTTTCGTCCAGAACAAGCTGGGGATCAAGCCGCCGAAGGTGCTGTGATGGGGGCGGCTCGCGCCTTCTCAGGCGTCCTCGCCATCGCATCATTCGTCGTCGGCCTCCTCTACGCCGTTTCCTTCCTCGGCGCACCTCAACTCGTCAGACGGCCACTGCCACCCGGGCAGGAATCCCTCGTCGTCATCATCGAATCCTGGGGCCCGATCTGGCCAGGAGTGTTCGGCATCGCCGCCGCAGCGCTCGTCGTCGCGATCCTTTGGCCGTCGCGCATCGTCATCGTCGTCACCCACGTCATCGGCCTAGCCGCCTGGTCGTGGTACGGCACAGCGATACTCGCGGGCGCGCTCCTGCAGGAACCGCCCGTACCGATCCTTCACGGCGCACTGTCGTGTTTCGTCGCAGCCTTGCACATCGTCGCAGCATTGGTCTGGCTCCAGGAGGTGGGCAAGGTCGAAGCTGGCACCGTTACGCCTGAACTGAACTGTGAGGTCATCCGGTGAACGCTTCGGACATTGCCATCATCATCACCGCCCTCGGCTCACTGGCCGGTGCCATCGTCGCTGGTATCGCCCTGTTGAAGAAGACGACAGGTGAAAACGTCGACACTTTGTCGGCGAAGCTGACTCGGATGAATGAGCGTCTCGACGAGTCCGACGAGAAGCGTGAAGCGGATCGTGTCGAGTTCGAGAAGCGAATGACGGACCGCGACAAGCATATTGCGCGGCAGGATCGGGCGTTGATTGCGTTCAGGCGGTACACGTTCGCGTTGCGGAAGATCCTCGCTGATCGTGGTATCCCGGCGCCGGATGAGCCACCTGAGTTGGAACTAGCGGAAGGGTAGCTGGTGGAGAAACTCCCAGCCGGAAGACCAGCAGGACACCCCAACCTCCTGAATCAGATGGGCAACGGCATCGTCGGATTCGTCGCAGGCGCAATCTTCGATGGCCTCGACGGCGCCACAGGCGGTATCTTCAACCTCGGGAAACTCGCCGACCGGATGCGCGGCACAGAACAGACAGCTCAGCAGGCCGCCGAAACCGCCGCCGCCGCATCGAATCTCGCGGTGCTGTACAACTTCGATGTCGCCGCGAACCGAGCGAAATATCCCGCTGTCGCCCCGTTCACCTTCCCCGCGGTGAACTACGCGGTGTCCGGGTCGAACGTCGCACTGCTGACAGCGGCACCGGGCTACCCGGCAAACGCGTCGCAACGGTTGGGCCCGGACTTCCGTGTCACACCGGAGGAGAAGATTTACGTCGAGTGGCGTCAACGCCGCATCGACGCGAACTATCTCGCGAGAGTGAACATCGTCATCCTCGACGCAGACGGTGCAGTCATCCAGTCGGAGTCACCGATCGTCGCGGGCGAGCCCGCGCTGGCGGTGCAACCTGATGCGACAGCCACAAACAACGCGTGGGCGCAGTACTCGGGGGTGGTGACCATCCCCGTCGGTGCGGTGTCCGCGATACCACAGTTGCGGATGCAGTCGTCGGCGGGCTTGGACCTGTCAGGGTCGTGGGCGTTCGACAACGTCGTGATCCGCCGCGCTGTCACCGCCGACCTGACCGCGATCCAAGCGCAGTTGGCCGGCAAAGCGAACTACGAGGACATACCGACGAACGTGCCCCTGTGGCAGAACGTCAACCCGTCCGACGATTCCGTCTTCCCGTACTCGATGCTCGTCTACGTCACCAACGCGACGACGAGCTCCAACGGGAACACGACGACGTCGGAGTCGAAGATTCCAACGTTCTCGTCATCGTCCGGTGAGATGGACATCGGCTACATCCGGTCCGTGCGCGACCGGGAGTACACGCAGGTCGGGTTCATGACCGCGAAGGGCGCGATCATCGGATCGGGCCCGTTCGAGATATGGGTGCACGTCTACAAGATGAACCCGACTTCCGGGCTTCTCACATTGGTCTGGGCGTCGGGGAATTTGAAGTCGGCTGTGCAGGCCGCTGGGTCGGGGAAGATGTTGCGGTTCGCTATGCCGCAGATTCACGCCGATCAGGGTGACGTGTTCGCGGTGGGGATTGTGCAGCGCGCGAATGTGCTGAACCCGTCGTATTCGATTTATGGGATCGAGCAGCCGTACACCGATCAGCCTGCCGGTGTGCACCCGCGAGGTCTCGGGTCCCGCGCCAACGTGGGCACCACGTTCCCCAGTGCATCGACGATTGCATCTGCATCTCAGGTGTGGACTGACGAGAACACACCGTGGTTTTTCCTCGGCTAACCCCATTCTTCTTGGAGGCATTGTGACCACCTTGCGTGACAAACTCATCGACGGCGTGAAAGGCGGCGCAGCGGAAACCATTCGCTTCACCCCCAACACCCGCACAGCCGGAACAGACGGCATCGTCGGCCCCGTCCCCGTCGAAACCACCATCGACGCCAACGGTCAATTCACCACCCCCGACCTCGTCCCCGGCCGATACACCGTCCGCATCAAATGGCGCGCCGTCGCACTCGCCGAAACCTACGACATCGCTGTCCCCGCGTCCGGGTCGAACCTCGGATTGTGGCCGTTGATCGCCGAGTATGTGGCACTGCCACCGGACACTCCGCAGGAGTTGATCGCGAAGTATTTCGCTGAGCATCCTGTGGAGGGCGGGGGAGGACTGTCGGAGTCCGCTGTCACGGACATCGTGGAAACGGTAGGTGACACACGTTATGCACCGATTGCGACGGTCGATCTCGCGACGTTCCTCAACCCCGGCGAGACCATGCCCAACACCGGCACCGTCGACGCTCAGCCATTGTTTCAGCGCGCCCTCGCTGCGGCCGCTGCACTGACCTCGACGTCCGGCCCGATTTCGATTCGCATCCCCGCGGGCCGCTTCCGCATCAACTCCTCGGTGCGTTGGTTCGCCGGGTACCACGTCGGGTTCGTCGGCGCGGGCCGCGAGAACACCCGCATCCTCCCGACAGGGGAAGCTGTCTTCGGTCTGATGGACCCCAGCTTCCCGACTGGGCAGTTCCTTGACGGGCAGGTCTTCGCCGACATGACCATCGACTGCATCAACCAGGTGTCGGGCGCGAACAACGTCGGCGCCAAGGGAATCGCGATGCGCTGGATGCGCGGCGGCCGGTTCCAGCGCATCCGCATCCTTGACTCCTGGGCCACCTCGTTCGGCTGCGACTTCCTGCAGGACACCAGCTTCGTCGAGTGCACGGCCATCCGATCCGGCCGCGGCGTCACAGGCGGCAACGACTCCTTCGGCGCCGGCTTCGGTATCGGTGTCGGGAACTTCGAAGTCGAGTCGGTCTCGTTCGTCAACTGCTACGCCGAAGGATCGCACTCGGCGGGATTCTTCATCGAACGTCTCCTCGACATCCCCACCCCGAAAGACTCACGCGGCTTCTCGCTGGTGGATTGCACCTCGGTCGGCGGCTACAACGGCCTCCGCGACGCGGGTGGTGACGGCTTGTTGATCTCGGGCTGCCACTTCCTCAATGCCTCCAACGCAGGCGTGCACGTCGACGGCTACAGCTCCTCCGGTCGTCACGGCGGGCGCAATGGCAACATCTCCGGGTCGGTGGTTCGCGGCAACGGTGTCGGGGTGCTCGTCGGCAACGCGGCCACGGGTGGCTACATGCTCGACAACAACGAGATCACCAACAACGTCGGTGCGGGTGTGTCCGCGACCGGGCAGCTCGGCCCCGGCTGGCGGTTCGCCCGCAACCGCGTCGAAGGCAACGGCGCAGGCGGCATCCTGCTCGACTCGCCGCTCGTCGTCCGCCCCGAACTGATCGCGAACGTGGTCCGCAACAACGGCACCGGCGACGGCATCCGCATCTCCGGTGACGTCGTCGAACCACGGATCACCGACAACACCGTCCAAGGGCACCGGGGTATCGGCATCAGCCTTCCCGACGCGACGAAGTTCTGCACCGATCCGTGGGTGAAGAACAACATCTGCACCGAGAACTCCGGTGGCGGAATCGTCACCGCGAAACTCACTACCCCCGACTCGTCCGGGATCGTCAGCAACCGCGCCACAGATCCGTTCTCGACGATCACCAACCTGTTCACCACACCCTCGTACCAAGTCGACGTCTCGCAGGTCGCGGCTCTGTCGCGGCTCGACGCACCGACGCAGGTCACGGGCGGCGCGAAGTCCGGCACCGCGCACGCTCGGTTGGTGGTCAATCAGGCGGGTTCTGCGTCCGCTCGGATCGCCCGGGTCAGTGGCACTCTCGTCGGCGCGTACACCCTGTCGGCATGGGTGCGAGCGGACAAGGCCGTCCTGATTCGGCCGTACGCGATCGGCTACTGGGCCAGCAACGCCAGCCAGCGCACCTGGCACCGCGGCGGCATCAGGGCGACGGGGGATTGGCAGCGCGTCAGCATCACCGTCGTCCTCCCGTCGAACGGCAGCCGCATCGATCTGAACATCGGTCTGGACTCGGCGACGGTCGGGATGGTCCTCGACGTCGACGCGGCCATGGTCACCGCGGGAACGGCACTGTGGCCGTACTTCGACGGAGACACCGCAGGCGCTACGTGGTCGGGAACCGCGCACGCCTCGACATCGGCGTTGACGGTGGGCACTCCGACGCTGGCCGACAACCTCTATACCGCCAGCGGTGGGGAGACTCCGCTGGTTGCGCAGGTCGGGGCGGCGACCGCGTCGGGGCTGAACATCTCCATGGCGCAGCCGTTGACCGTCTACTCGGTGGTCACCGGAACCCCGGTGGCGTCGATGCGCGCCGCGTTGCGTACCGGCACGGCAGCCGACCGATTCGGTGTGGGACGCAACAGCGGCAACACCGCGTGGGTGGCAGTCGGTACCGACTCCGCTGCCGCAGCGGTGAATGCACAGGTCACCGCTGCGGCCAACCCGGCTGTTGTCTCGGCAGCCCGCGACGCATCAGGGCTGACCGCGCATGTGCGTGGCCTGACTCCGGTGACCACGGCAGTCGCGTCCTACGACCCGGCATCGTCGACACGGTTGGTCAACGACACCGGGGTGACGCACACCCTCGTCTACGCGGGCGCGCACGATGCCACGAAGCGGGCCGCGGTGATGGACGTCCTCGCCGCCAATTACGGCGTGGCGTAAGTCAGTCGAAGTGCGGGCTTCCGAGATCAGGTTCGGTCTCGTACGGACGGTCCACGTTCTCGAACCGACCGGACGCGAACACCTCCCGCTGCCACTGCTGGCAGCGGGAGCACTGCCGATAATGGACCTCTACGTCGCGAGCGCCCACTCCCGTCGTCCACGTCGCCTTGTTGACTTTGGTGATGCTCCAGCTATGGATGCCGAATCTGCACCGCACGCCCCTTTTTGTGAACACAAACAGGAGAATCGCAGGTTTTTCGGATTCGTTACAGCGCCTGGCTAACAAGCCATGCGCAGCATGGTGCCGTACCGCGGAGTCTGTTGCAGAACCGTTCATTCAGTCGAACGACGGACCTCGCCCCATCTCTCTGGCAGTGTGTTCGGGATGAGCGCATGGGTTGATCAAATTTTCGAGGCGAAGCAAGCGTCCCACGGGGTAGTGCGTCGTGCGGTGTCGCATGTCGAAAAAGGCGACTACCTCGGAGAGATCATCGAGAGGGCCAAAGAAAAGGGTTACCACGTGGTCGAGACGGGCGATCAGATTGTGATCCTGTGCCATGAAGGTGAGCTTCGGCTGCACTGCTGACCGCTTCCCGAAGCGGTGCATAACACCAACTATGTCCGGCCGCGCCCGTCGAAGCTGGAGTCCTGGCAGTCTGGCCCCAGCGGCGGCGTGTAGGTCAGCTCGTCGCACTCCCGGCACCGGTGAGTCCGGTGGTGGTGGACTTCGCATGAGCAGACGTGCGACCCGACGAGAACGTGGCCACCGGTGAGCAGGTGACCGTTCGGACACCGCTCCGGCGCGCCTTCGACCCACCCGCGACCGTTCCAGATCAGCGTGTTGTGGTCCACCGTCGGCCTCCCCGGAAATGCGGAAGCGGGCCCCGGCTTCCCTCCGTGACCCGCTGACCAAAATTTACCACGACTAGAACGCCCGTTCGAATGGACGGGCGTTTTCTCATGCCCGCACACCGGGCCCACGAATCCCCAACCAGTCAGGGGGTGACCGCAATGCAGGTCACAATCACCGTCCTCATCGGGGCGGCAATCACCATCTACCTCAGGAGAATCATCATGGCCACACAGGCAGAAAATCAGCGCCGCATCGACGCCCTCGGCGAGCAGCTCGACACGGCCGCCGCCACCCAGGCGAAGGCGAAGACGGAAATCCTCGAAGCGATCGACGACCTCCGCGCCCAGGCCGCCGAAGCGAACCAGGAGTTCGACTTCACCAAGGTCGAGGCTGCAGCCGGAACGCTCGCCGAGGGCGCGCAGGAACTCGACGACCTGAACGAGGACAAGCCAGCCGCCGAACCCACCCCGGACCCCGTCGTCGAGCCGGAGCCGACACCCGAGGCGCCGGAGAACCCGGTCGCCGACGGTGCGTCTGTCGACGGTGCACCGCAGGCCTGA